CTCAGCCTCGCGGACTTTCGCCGACTGATCGAAGCGGCGGGCGCTCGTGAATGAGATGCACGGGTCCTTCCCAGAGACCAATCAACCACGGGCGGCGAAGCGCGCGGTTTTCCGTATTTTTTCGGGCCCATAAGCCGCAGAATAATTAGGCACTTACGATGACCCGCAAGAAAACCACGAAGAAAAAAGCGGCATCGAAAAAGAAACGCGCAACCAAAAAGGTCGCGAAAAAAAAGGTTGTCCGGAAAAAAAAGCGAACCAAAACGGTTAACGAAAAACCCGCACGAACCGGCGCGGCCGTCGTCAATTTGAAGCGCTTCACGGCATTATCGATCAGCCAGCTGGCGCAAGACACCGGACTGCAGCGGACCACGATCACCGCACGGCTTGCCGACGCAGGCGTGCAGCCGGCCGATAAATTCCGCGGGTATCCGGTTTATCGGTTGTGCGACGTATTGCCGGCGCTGTATCAGATGTCGGACGGGCAAATCGATCCGGACCAGCTGAAACCTTTTGAACGGCGGGCGTATTACCAGGGCGAACTGGACAAACTGAAATTGCAGCGCGACCGCGGCGAGCTGGTCCCGGATATCGAAGTCGAGCAGGAGCTTTCGCGTATTTTCAAGATAGTGACGCACGGGCTGGAGACACTTCCCGACATCCTCGAGCGCGACGTCGGCGCCTCGCCGCTATTGCTCGCGCGCGCCGAAAAGCATATCGACGAATTGCGCAATAACCTGTATCGCGAAATCGTGAGCTCGGAAAGTGCTGATAGCACCGCTGAAACCGGCCAGTGAGGTCACGCGGGCCACGGCCGAACTGTTGCGGCCGCCGCGGCGGATCTCGCCGAGCGACGCGGCCGGCCGATATCTCAGAACCGAGAAGGGCGCTTACCTTCCAGCGCTGACGCCGTACATACAGGAACCGCTAGACCAGCTGGCGGGCCGCCAGTATCAGGGCATTATATTCGCCGGCCCGGCGCGCACCGGGAAAACAATGGGCTTGATCCTCGGCGGTATCGCCTACGTGGCAACGTCGGCACCGGGCGATATGCTGGTCGTCCAGATGTCACGCGACGCCGCCCGCGACTTCTCGCGCATGGATCTCGACCGGGCATTGCGACACAGTCCTGCGCTCGCGGCACGAATGTCGCCGCGGGCCAGCGATAACAATACCTTCGACAAGTTTTTCCGATCGGGCATTGCGCTAAAACTCGGCTGGCCGGCGGTTTCGCAACTCAGCGCCAAAACGCTTCAATACGTATTTTTGACGGATTACGACCGACCCGAGAACGTGCACAACGTCGACGGCGAAGGGCCAATGTTTGACTTGGCCTACAAGCGAATACAAACGTATATGTCGCGCGGTAAGTGTCTCGCCGAATCCTCGCCGGGCGAGGACTTCACCGACGCGGAATGGACGCCAAAAACGCCGCACGAAGCGCCGCCGGCACGCGGGATTTTGTCGCTTTACAATAACGGCACGCGGGCGCGCTGGTATTGGCCATGCCTCAACTGCGGCGAACACTTCGAAGCCAAGCCGGGACTAGAGCTCTTCCAGCTGCCGGACGTCAAGGAACTCGCGGAGACAGTCAAGAATTCCGATCTGATGACGCTGGCGGAATCGTGGGCGAAGGTATTTTGTCCGCATTGCGGCGGCGCTCACGAACCGGCGCAACGCGCGGAGCTCAATCGGCCGCGCCTCGAGGGCGGGCGGATCCGGGGCGCGGTCTGGCTGCACGACGGGGAAACGATTGTCGACGGGATTATCGAGGGCGAGCGTCGCCGATCATCGATTGCGAGCTATTGGCTAGGCGGGATCGCGGCCGCTTATCAGACTTGGCCGTCAATCCTGCTGCGGTATCTGCAGGCGGTTCTCACATACTCGAAAAACGGCGACTAGGCACCATTGCGGACCACAACCAACACGGACCAGGGCGCGCCGTATATGCCGCTGGCGTCGAAACGCAAACGGAGCCCGGAAGAATTGTTAAAGCGTCTTGAGGATTGGCCGGAAAAAACGGTCCCGTTTGGCGTCCGATTCTTGACAGCGGCCGTTGACGTCCAGGCGCACCGTTTCGCCGTCACAATAATGGGTTGGGGCGTCGGGCTTGAATCGTGGTTAATCGATCGTTTTTCGATCAGCGCGAGCGAGCGCGCCGAGGGCACTCGAAAGGCGGCGCTCGACCCGGCGGCATTCGTCGAGGACTGGCACGTGCTCGTCGATGATGTCATCAACCGGACGTATACCTACGCAAACGGCGAGACGATCAAGCCTCGCGTGACACTCTGCGATTCAGGCGGAAAGCAGGGCGTGACCGATAAAGCCTATGAATTTTATCGGGCTATTCGGAAAAAAGGGCTTGGCCGGCGGTTCATGCTCGTGAAGGGTGTCGGCAATATCAATGCGCCGCGCGTCGCGGAATCCTGGCCGGACGCCAGGGCCCGCAAGGATCGAACGGCCGGCCGCGGCGATGTGCCGGTCTGGCTGCTAAACGTGAACAGTCTTAAAGATGGCATTTCCGGGGATATTGGTAGGGATGAACCCGGACCCGGGTACGTACATTTGCCTAGCTGGCTGGATGAAAGCTATTTCGACGAAATGACGGCCGAAACACGCACCGAAAAGGGCTGGATAAAAGAGGCGGGTCGTGCTAATGAGGCAATCGACCTACATTGCTATAATAGAGCGGCCTGTATAATTTTGCGGGCGGAGGCGATACGTTGGGACGATCCGCCGTCGTGGGCGGCCGAGCGCGGCGCAACGGCAAAAGCGGCGGAGACGACACCGAAAAAGCGGGCGGCACTGCCGCGCCGAAATTGGGTTAATAACTGGTGAAATTGCAGAACGTACCGCTAACCGTACACCAGGGCGATTCCGTGAGCTGGCAAGAATCGCTCTCGGACTATCCGGCCGGGATCTGGACGCTGACCCTGTATTGCAGCCGGGCCGGCGATCGGTTCGAAATACAGGCGAGCGCTGACGGCGATATTCACTCGATTTCCGTACCGGCGTCCGTTTCCAGCGACTACGGCACAGGACGCTTCCGCTGGTTCGCGCGCGTCACGGACGGGACAGACGTTTTCACAATCGACGATGGCTGGATCGAGGTATTACCGAATCCGGCGTCAGACCGCCACGATTGGCGATCCCATGCACGCAAGATGCTCGACGCTATCGAGGCGACGCTCGAGGGCCAGGCGTCGGACAAACAACTTGATCTGGTCAATTACAGTTTCGGAACCGTGAACGTTTCACGTGACCGCGAGCTGTTGCAAAAATGGCGCGACAAGTATGCCCGCGAGCTTATCAACGAAGACGGCGGCCGCAGCGGCAATAATCGAATGAAATTTATACGGTTTGGCGCGGCATGAACTGGCGCGAGCTCGAGCAAAAAGCGAACCGCGCCGCCCGCGCCGCGCTTCGCCGGATTGACCGCGAGCGAAAAAAGGAACAGGAAGCGAGCCAGGCGCCAAAGCAAACCAGCCGCATGTATTCCGCCGCCCGTCAATCGCGGCTTACCGCGGACTGGTCGGCCGGTACGACCAGCGCGGACGCTGAAATCAAGTCGAGTCTGACGACACTGCGCGCGCGCTGCAGGGCGCTCGATCGGGATTCCGCGTATGCCCGCCGCGCGAGGACGGTTGTGGTCAATAACGTGATCGGCAGCGGCATCGGCATACAGGCGCACGTGCGATCAACGCGCAACCGGCTTATGCCGCGCGTCAATGAGACGATCGAACAGCAATTCATGCGCTGGTGGACCCGCGCCGATTGGATGCACACCGGCGGCACGCTGGCCGGCGGCGACTTCGAACGGGCGGTTATGTCCGAGGTTTTCCAGACGGGCGAGGCGTTTATTCTGATTCACCGGGACTCGTTTGGCGGTTCGCCGATACCGATGTCGCTCGAGCTGGTCGAATCCGAGCGCGTGCCGCACGGCATACGGCCGGAAGCGTCGGACAATTTCAGACGCGTGCGCATGGGCATCGAGGTCGATCGATATTTTCGCCCGCAGGCGTACTACGTCCGAAATCAGCACCCTTCGGATTTCAGCTATCCGGCCGGCATCGACGCGGAGCAGACACTACGGATCCCGGCGGCCGATATGATCCACTTACGAATTGTGGACCGCTGGCCGCAGACACGCGGCATTCCCTGGCTGCACGCCGTCGCCAAAAAATTGAACGATATGGACGGTTATACGGAGGCGGAAATCGTCGCCGCCCGCGGCGCCGCCAATTACATGGCGTCGATCGAAACGGATCCGCTGGCGCAGATTGGCGAGGAACAACAAGACGGCACCCGCCAGGTCGAAGTGTCGCCCGGCATGGTCGTCCAGCTGGCGGCCGGCGAAAAGATGAATTTTCACAATCCGAACCGCCCGAACACGGCGCTCGACAGTTTCATGCGCTACATGATT